GGGCGACACACTGTACTATGAATCTGCTGGTGTGAAAAATATGTATGAAATTCTTGAAGATGGTTATACAAGTACAACCCCTCCAGAGTTTACATCTGGTGACGGAGATAATATCACATATGGTGTTGCCTTAAGATATATTGGACCAGTCGCGTCCTTAAGAAAAGACGGTACAGTTGCAACAGGTTATGCTGTTTTACGTTATGGTGCAGGATATTCTGTAACACCAGAGGCAACAATTATTGATCCAGATGGTACAGGCGCTGAAATTAACTTCTTTACAACTAAGTCTGAAGCAAAGATTTCTGCTATTACTGAAAACGGACAGATTGTATATCTTGTTGTAGAAGATCCAGGCGTTGGTTATACTAAAGCTAATATTTCAGTTTCAGGTGATGGTGTTGGCGCTATTTTAACTGCTGACCTTTCACTAGGCTCTATTGCTTCACAACAAGCTAACAATGAAATTCTAACTCCAGCTGGCACTATTGATGCTGTTGCTATTGTTTCTGGCGGTTACTCTTATGGTGTTGCTAACATTCTAATTGAAGGTGATGGCACTGGTGCTGCTGCTGAAGCTATTATCGACCCTATCACTAACTCTATTACAAAAGTTAATATTACAAGCCGTGGTGAAGGATATACTTACGCGAACGTAAAAGTTATCGGTAATGGTTATGGTGCTAACTTGCGAGCAATTATTGCTCCGTTTGGTGGACACGGTAAAAATTCTCCAGAAGAATTATATGCTCGTTCGCTAATGTTTTATACTAACATTTCTAACGACCTTAACCAAGGTGTTGTAGTCGGTAACGACTATCGTCAGGTTGGTATTATTAAAGACCCTCGCGTGTTTGATGGTTTTGAAAGATTCCAAGGAACTATTGGTTCAGCATGTTTTATTGTTCAGGCTCCAATTAATATTGATCGTTTTTCTAAAGACGATGAGCTTTACATTGAACGTGTTGACCGTCCAGCAATTGAATGGGGACCATCTATTGATTTACTGCAAGGTCAGTTTATCTGGTATGACGACAGAATCTATACAGTTGTTGTTGGCGGTATATCTGGATCAGTTGCACCAACAAACACTCTAGGTTCAGAACCAAACGGTTTTGCTGTTCTAACATATGTTGGATCAACTAAACAAAAGAAACGTTATAGAATTGTTTCCTTATCAACACAGTTTGCTCTGTTACAATCACTAGATAGTGATATCCCAGGATCAAATGATGTGTTTATTAGAACTGCTAATATTTCAGATACATTTACTGCAGTTTCTGTAGGCTTGCCAGGATTTGATAAATTCTCTGGTCAAGTATTATACATTGATAATAAACAAGGTTTCACTCCTTCTGGTGATGAAACAATTACTTTAAGAACCATTGTCCAATTCTAAACTAAATATAGTAACATGTTAGTTTAACTTTAAAGAGAACAAAGAATGGCACTAGATTTTAATACAGAACCGTATTTTGACGATTACAATGCTGAAAAGGACTTTTATAGAATCCTTTTCAGACCTAGTTTTGCTGTCCAAGCCCGTGAACTTACTCAACTACAAACTATTCTACAACACCAAGTTTCTAGATTTGGTAATCACGTTTTTAAGAATGGTTCGCAAGTAATCCCAGGTTCTGTAAACGTAGATAACAAAGTACACTTCATTAAACTAGAACAGTTTACTGGTACTGTAGACGTTTCAACTTATATTGAAACACTTAAGAACAAAATTATCACTGGTGAAACATCTGGTGTTAAAATGCGTGTTCTTGACACCTCTGGTGGTTCAGCTGTTGTTGATGAATTAAATATCCCAACACTGTACTGTAAGATTGAAGGTACTGCAGAAGATACAGTAACTAATCGTTTACTACCAGGTGAAAACATTATTGCTTTCACTGAAGATAACTTGATGTCATCTAACTTTAGATTGACAGAAGATCAACTTACAGATATTACTGCAGTTGTAAGACTAACTGGTAACTCTGGTGAAACTCCAACAACATATACAGGTAATGCATCTTCAGACGTTCTTGGCTTTGGCTACAGCGTTGACGTTGGCGCAGGTATCTATTATATCGATGGTATTTTTGTTCGTAATGATGACTTAAAACTATATGTTAGTCGTTTTACAAACACTGTTTCTTGTCGTGTTGGTTTCAGAGTAACTGAAGAAACTGTTGCACCAGAAGATGATGATTCTATTCTTGATAACGCAACTGGTTCTTATAACTTTGCTGCACCAGGTGCACACCGCTATAAAATCTCTCTATCTCTAGTAAAGCTACCACTAGTTTCTACAGATACATTCAAATTTATTGAACTTGTTCGTATCGTTGACGGTCGTGTTCAACAGAAGATCACTTCTAGCTCATATGCTGAACTAGAGAAAACTCTTGCTCGTCGTACTTATGACGAGTCTGGTAACTATGAAGTAAATAAATTTAAACTATCAATTCGTGAACACAACAATGATGGAATGAATCAGGGCGTCTACGTTCCTCTTACAGAGGGTAGCTTACCTATTGATGGTGTTACATATGGCGACTCTGACAAGTTTATTCTTGTTGTAGATCCAGGTAAAGCATATATCGAAGGTTATGAAGTTGAATCTACTGCTTCTCAATTTATTGAGTTCACAAAGGCACGTGAGATTGATGGTAATGAAGGTAACCATATCCAACGTGTTGAAAAACAAACTGTTGGTCTTAACATCGGTAACTATGTTGACGTTGTTAACCTTTACAAATATCCAAATATCTCTAATTTTGAAAGAGTTTATTTAACCAACACAAAGCAACCAAAGATTGCACAGGTACGAGCAGTTGTTACTGCTGGTGTAATTACAAGCGTTGTTGTTGAAGATGGTGGTTCTGGTTACTCTGGCGGTTGGACTGCTGATGCTGGAACTGGCACAAACGCTGTATTTCCAAAAACCTCAACAGGTTCAGGCGCAGTATTGCAAGTAAACGTAACAAACGGTTCTGTTACTTCTGTAACAGTAATTAATGGTGGTACTGATTACAGTAACACTGTGCCACCAACTATTCGTTTAACACGTAACAATACAGTTGGTGCTGCGCCATCTTCAAACCAGATTGTTGGTACTTGCCGTGTTCGTGGTCTACAACTAGCAGACATTGATACTATTTCAACTAAGAATTCTTATAAACTAGGTTTGTTTGATATTCAAATGTTTGATGGTAAGTCTTTTGAACGTGATGTTAAGAGCGTTGTTGGTGTTGCTGCAGGTTCAAACTTCTCTGCAGATATTAACCCAACATTCTTTGCAGTTCCAGGCGTTGCAAGTGCTTCTACTGGTTCTAACCAAGTAACAGGCTCTGGTACTTTATTTGTCGAGACTTTAAAAGTTGGCGATCTAGTTTATCTAAACGATCAGCCAGCTGGCGTTGTACAATCAATTCAAAGTAACTTTACATTAACACTAACTGGTGCTTCTCAAGTAAACGCAACAAATGCTCGCGTAACAGTATTTACTGCTTTCTTGCATGAACAAGGTTATGAGTCCCTACTATTCCCTGTTGGTCAGTCTTTTGTAAAAACCCTTCGCGGTTTTTCTGCAGGCGCTGATACTATCAAAGCAACTGATATTATTGTCCGTCGTTTATTCCCTCTACAAAACACTTCTAACAACCGTGTACTATGGGAACTAACAAGTACTGATGAGACTTTCCTTTCAGATGAAGATTTCTCAAACTACACTCTGATCAATGCAGACTCTAATTTACCAGTACCATTTACAACTGATGATCCAACTAATGTCTATATCTCTTTTGATAACGACAGCGTTAGAAAAGTTGTAACGTTCAACAACGTTCCAAACGGAAACTATTATCTAATTGCTTCTGTACAACAGATTATCTTGGCTGCGCAAGAAAAGACCAAGACTCTGAACAAAGTAGATGGCGAAATGATCATCGAAGACAGAAGAACTGTTAACTCAAATTCTATTGAACTTGAGCACGGTGACATTTTCAAACTTGTAAAAATTGAAATGACACCAGATGATGGTAGCTTTACTTTCGACGAAGATAATGTTGTAGATATTACTCACCGTTATACTTTAGATAATGGTCAACGTTCTTCTTACTACACTTATGGTAAAGTAAACCTAAAACCAGGACAACCAATTCCTAATGGTCCTATCAGAATTACTTACTGGTTCTTTAGTTCTTCTAACTTGGTTGCTGGTAACTATTTCTCTGTAGACTCTTACAGTGGTAGTGGTGGTATTTCTTATGGCGAAATCCCATCTTACTTTATTACAGATGCAACTACTGGCAAGACAACAGAAATCAGCTTAACTGACGTTGTTGACTTCCGCCCAGTATTAACAACAACTAATGGCTTCTATCCAGAACTACCAAAGATTGGTTCTGATATGAATTGCCCACGTGCTAACTATGTTGGTCGTATTGATAAAATTGTTCTAGACTCTTTCGGTAAGTTTAATATCTTACGTGGTGTTCCTGGTTTCACACCAAGAGAACCAGAAGATACTAAACAAGGATTAGTAATTGCCACTGTTTCAATTCCACCATACACAAAATCATCTAAAGATGTTGTAGTTTCTCAAAGAGATAATCGTCGTTACACAATGAACGATATTGGTAAGCTAGAGCGTCGTATTTCTAACCTAGAATACTATGTAACTCTTTCATTACTAGAAAAAGATACTGCACAGTTGCAGATTCTTGATGAGACTACTGGTTTAGATCGTTTCAAGAATGGTTTCATTGTTGACCAGTTTACAGGTCACGGTATCGGCGATGTAAGAAGCGAAGACTATAGAGTTTCTATTGATACTCTAACTAAAACTCTAAGACCAATGCACTATACTAATGCTGTAGAATTGGTTGAAGACTTGACTTCAGGTTCTGATCGCGGAAACAAGAACTATCAAAAGACTGGTGATCTAATCACTCTGCCATATACTGAAAGTTCTTACATCTTTAACAACAATGCAACTCGTACAATGGATATTCATGCAATTTCCATGGGTGCATTTAAAGGCGAGATTGCTCTTTACCCAGAGGGTGATAACTGGAAATCTGTTAACCGTAGACCAGACTTAACAGTAGTTGATGATAACAACTACGATGCTATCAAGTTCCTTGCAGAAGAATTAGGTGTTACTGGTACTAAGTGGAATGAATGGCAGACTAACTGGACTGCTGTTGCTTCTTCAACTGTTGTCGGTGAAAACCGTTCTGGCTTTATTCCAGGTGTAGGTATTCAAGTTACTGGTTACGAATCAACCTTTACTGACTTTGTTGGTTACCAAACAAGAAGCGGTGTATCTACTTCTTTAACTTCTTCTGTTAATGCTCAATCATATGGCGACCGTGTTGTGGATATGTCTTATATTCCATATATGCGTTCACGCCCAGTAACATTCGTTGCACAAAACCTAAAAGGCAAGACTCGTTTCTATCCTTTCTTTGACAATGTTCCTGTTGTTGATTATGTTAAACCAGCTGATGTGTTTAAGGTATCAAGAGTTTCTAATACCTTTATGTCGTTCAACTTGAATGATCTACAAAACAACGTTCTAGCTGATGACCCACGTCGCGGTTATAATGGAGTTGAATACACTAACTTAGTTGGTGAAAACGGTGGTCGTATTGAACCAGCGTTTGGTTTGGGTGACGTTTTATCTAACACTACACAGTCTCCAACAAATATTGTTTCTATTGCTAACCTAACAGCCGAAGCAAATACATTTACTCTGGTTGTTCAAGATGCAAACAATATTAAGCCAGGAAACCACGTTTTATTCTATAATCTAGATTACCATAACGCAGTTGACTTATCTCAGTATGATGATTACTCAACAATTACTATTTCAACAAGCGTTGGTATTCTAAACAACACTAGCACATCTAAACAACTAAACTTAAAAGTGTTTAAGGTTGTTTCTATCAACGGTGGTTCTATTACTGTTGCTAACCTAGATGGTTCTCCAATCAAACCATTCGATGCTTACTCTACTGCGTCCTACGATGAAACATTCCGTGGTAAATTATATCGTCTGAAAGCATCTGGTGTAGTTGCTCACGGTGGTATTATTCATACAAGCGATACTGTTGGTCCAATCCAGCAAGATATTCACCTAGTAAACATCAAGAACGGTTTTGCAATCGGTGAAACTCTAACTGGTTCTGTTGGTGTTGGTACTACTGGCGCTTTCAACGCTGTTGTTGTAAATGAAATCAATGGTTCTAACATTGCTTCTACTGCACCAACAATGAACACTACTGACACTAATTTAACAACTGATGTTAATGGTACTGTTGTTGGTGTGTTCTATATTCCAGAAACTGATGCTCTTTCTTTCCGTACTGGTGAGCGTACTTTCCGCTTAACTGATAACATGTCAAATAGCAATGCTTCTTTTGACTCTATTGGTTCTGCAGTTTACTACTCTCAAGGTATTGCTCTTGATAAGGAAAGAACTATTGTTTCTTCTAGAGCAGTTGACTTTGTTCAAGCTAATACTTTCCAGAACTCAAGAGATCTAGGATTGCCAGACGTTCGTAGAACTACAACTTCTACTAAGGTTCTTTACCAGTATGCATATGACCCGCTGGCTCAGACATTTACTATCAACAGTCCAGGTGGAACATTCCTGACTTCTATTGATCTATACTTCTCTGAATCTGGTCGTCGTCCAATTACTGTTGAACTTCGCCCAACTGACAATGGAGTTCCTTCTTCAACTAAGACAGTTCCAATGTCTAAGGTAACCCACACACCAGAAAACATTAAAGTTTCTGATGACAGTTCTGCAGCTACAACATTCAAGTTTAAGTCTCCAATCTATTTACAAGACGGTGAAACTTATGCGTTTGTTGTTATGACTGATGAACCAGGTGCTCAACTTTGGGTATCTGAAATGGGCCAGACTGATATTCTTACTGGCAACACTATTGCTGGTCAACCTCTAACTGGTTCTCTGTATGCTTCACAGAACGCTAAAGAGTGGGAAATTCATACTCTGTTAGATATTAAGTTTATCATGAAGAACGCTAAGTTTAACACTAACGTTATTTCAGATATGTATCTAAGAGCAGTTCCACCAGAAATGGTCACTCTTGATATTGACCCATTTACTATCACTAATGGTAAAACTAAGATTCGCGTCCGTGCAAAGAATCACGGTCTACTAGCAAATCAAACTGTAAGAATCACTGGCGTATCAGAAGGGTTGTATGGTACTAACGATGTGACCAAAGGTATTCCACAAACACTGTTGAATACTACTCACACAGTTCTTGCTGAAGGACTAGATAAAGATAGCTTTATTATTAACCTTGTAACTACTGAAAATGGAACAGGTAATAACCTACTAGCAGGAGCAGCTTCTGATTTTGTTACTGGTCAATATGGCGGTACAGGTATTTCTTGTTCTCGTGGTTTTGACTTAGATTTAATCTATCTAAAGACTTCTGACCTTGTATTCCCAGATACTAAGATTGATTATTATGTAAAAGCTATGAGACAAGATAAGTCGTTTACTCCTTATCTGCCAATCGTGGCTAATAATAATTACACAATGCCGCAAAGAATGAACGTTCCTTCTAAAGAGAACTATGCTATTGTAGACAACGTAGCTGCTGCGCCATTGACAGTAAGAGCTCTGCTTTCTTCAGCTAACGAGAACGTTTCTCCTGTTATTGACCTACAGCAGTTATCTGCTTATGTTATCTCTAACATTATTAACAATCCTAAGGCTTCTACAACAAACGTTGCAGATATTGATACTCGTGTTCTATTAACACAGGGTGATATTACCAACGTTGACTTAGAATCTCAGGGAACAGGAACTATCTCTGCAACTCTAGGTAATGCTACTATTGCTGGTACAAATACTTTGTTTACAACACAAGTATTCCCAGGAAACTATATTTACAAGCAGCTAGATAATACTCTTGTAGGTACTGTCTTGTCTGTTCAAGATAATGAATCGTTAACTTTAACTGCTGGTGCTCTACAGGCTGTTTCTGGTGGTTTCTATATCCGCACTGAGCCTACCCTAGTGTTTGAAAATAATGCTGATGGTTATGCAGTTATTAGAACAAATATTGATACTGCAGACAACTTAATGTCATCTGCTGGTATTGGTAAAGTTCTAACTATTTCAGGTGTTGCTGTTGGTATTGACGGTACTTATACTGTTCGCGACGTTCAAGTTGTAGAAGATACTACTCTGTACGCAGGTAATGCTGACCGCGATACTACAAGAATCGTTTTAAACGAAACATTCAGTACTGCTGCAAATTTAAACATGATTACTGATCCAGATTTCAAGATCAGTATTCTTGATAAATATATTGATGACACTGCACCATATGGTGTAACTAACTCTGCAAACTATATCACAAGAACTCTATCATTGACACAACCTGCTGAAATTATCAGAGTTATTATGGATGCTAACATTGTTAATAACACTGAAGTAAAAGTCTTCTATAGAACTTGGACAGGTAACGTAGATTTAAGAAAAGTTCGCTGGGTCGATACTGGATTTGTAAGTGCTGGACAAGATGTTATTGATAAGTTTATTGAGCGTCAGATTACTGTAAATGGTATTCCTTCGTTCAATAACGTTCAGATTAAGATTGTGTTTAAGTCTTCAAATTCTGTATATGTTCCAAAGATCAAAAACCTAAGATTACTGGCACTATCATGAGTTTAGAAAAAGTCGAAGGGTTTGCATCTCTAAGAAAAGACACCTCTACAGGAGGTGTCGTAAATGTTGATAAACAAACCTTTGAGAATTACAAATTACAAAAAATGATTGCACTACAAAGAACAGAAGAAACCAAAGTAGCAGTACAGTCAGTTTCTTCTCTGCAGAGTGAAATAAATACTCTTAAGTCAGATTTAAATGATATAAAAAGTATTTTGGTAAAACTACTAGAAAAAGGTAAATAATGGCTGTCATCAATTTACGACAAGACAAAGAACGACCATTAACCATTGAAGAGGTTGATTCTAATTTTGATTCTTTAAACAAAGAATTAGCAGAGAAGTTAAACACAGAAGCGTTTAATGCAGAAAACATTCTTCTTATTCTAGATGGAGAAACTGGCGCAGGCTCGGGTCTTGACTCTGATAAGATCCAAGGATTCTTTCCTAATAAAGCATCTCTACCAAATACAGTAGCTGTAAGAGATGCTCTATCTAATTTGTATGCAAACCAGTTTTTTGGAACTCACATTGGTGCAGTTCTTGGAAACGTAACTGGTAACCTAACTGGTACTGTAACAGGTAATGCAACAAACGTTGACGGTGTTGTTCAGGTTGAACATGGCGGTACTGGTGCCATTGCTCCAGCTGCTGCAAGAACAAACCTTGGTCTTGGATCAATGGCTGTTCAGAACTCAAACAGCGTCACTGTTACTGGCGGAACAATTACTGGTATTACTGATATAACTCTTGAAGATGGAGGTACTGGTGCCTCTACTGCATCAGGTGCAAGATCTAATCTTGGTTTAGTTATTGGTGCAGATATTCAAGCCTATGCTGCTATCCTTTCTGGTATTTCAGGAACTACAGGTGATGGTTTTGTTATCAGAACCTCAACAAACGCAGCAGTAACAAGAAGTTTTGTTCCTGGTAACTCTATTGAAATTACTAACCCAAATGGTAAAGATGGAAATATTACTGTTGGTCTAACGCTAAATCCAACAGTTAGTGCTATTACTAAAACTGGCACCAATGGCCAGGGTAATATTGGTCAGGCTGACAATCGTTTTGGTAATGCTCACCTTCAATCTCTTGGAGTTGGCACTGGCGCATCTGGTACAGCTGGTGAGATTCGTGCAACAAATAACGTTACTGCATACTACTCTGACGACCGTTTAAAGACTCGTCTTGGTAAGTTAGAAAACGCTCTTGATAAAATTGATCAACTATCTGGTTTCTTTTATGAAGCAAACGAAATTGCTCAAGAACTAGGTTATGAAGTAAAACGCGAGGTTGGTCTTTCTGCACAAGATACTCAAAGAATTCTACCAGAAGTCGTGGCACCTGCTCCTATTGATGATAAATACTTAACGATCAGATATGAAAGATTAGCACCCTTATTTGTAGAGGGTATCAAAGAATTAAGAGCAGAACTAAGAAGCATCAAAAAGCACTTAGGAATGGAAGAATAAAATGCCATTTATTACCACTCGTATAACTCCTGCGCAAGACGCAACCCTAAAAGGTACTCCGCTTACAAACGCTGAGATTGACCAGAACTTTATTAACCTTAATAATGCGTTAATTCTTTCTAGAGACATTACAGGTTTCGTAGACAGAACTAGCAGCTCTGTTACTTTTAACTCTGCCAACAGAACTCTTACTCTTGCACCAACTGGTAGCAATTTTTCTGTCTATCTTAGAGGTAAAGAGTTTGTAATTAGTTCTACAAAAACTCTGCAAATTTCAGACACAACTCAGGGTGTTTATTACGGTTACAATACAACTACTGGTAATCTTCAGTCTTACGGTGCTACTCCAGATTTTGCTGATACAGTTTTAGTTGCTTTTATTTACTGGGACGGTGTTAACGATAATCCTGTTATTTTTGGTGACGAAAGACACTCAGTATCAAGAGACAGCAACTGGCATACATATCAGCATGTAACTAACGGTGCTATCTGGAACTCAGGCGGTGATGCTAGTTATACTGTAAATAATTCTAACAACGTTAAGTTTAGCCTAACTACACCAATTGTTGTGTTTGATGAAGATCTAACGCACACTATTAATCACTCTGCGTCTCCTTCTCAACCATACGAACAGAATTTATTAAACAACGTAAACGTACCAATCATTTATTATAATAATAATGGTTACGTTCAAACTGAACCTTCTGATGTTCCTTGGTATCCATCAACTACAAGAGCATTCTATAACGAAATTTCTAACGGTGTAGGTTCTCTACAAATGGCATCAACAAACGACATGTACGTTGTTTACTGGTGTGTTGCAACTAATGACACTCGTTACCCGATTAAATTAGTTATGGGTAGAAATGCTTATACTTCTTTTGGAGAAGCAGAGACTGAGAACTTTGAAGGTTATGGTCTGCCGCTTCCAGAAATTGTTCCAATGTATAAGTTTGTGCTACAAACAAGTAGCACTTTGACTCAAAATACTGCTCGCGTTCGTATTGTTTCTGTAAGAGAAATAGTAGGTAATCAAAACGCAAGAGGTAACAGTTTTGACACTCTATCGCACAATTCATTATCTGATAGATTCTCATCAAATCAGCACGATATTGCATCAATTACTAATCTTCAAACAACCCTTGATGACATTGGCGGTAGTGCTATCGCTATGGCTATCGCATTAGGATAATAAATAAAGTTATGGCTAATACATTCAAATCTTATTTAACTGCTAACGTTACTGCTCAAACTACAGTACATACTGCACCAGTAGCAACACAAACCACTATCATTGGTTTATCTGTTGCAAACACTTCGGCTGGCGCTGCTAACTTAACTGTTGTTTTATCAAGAAGCGGTAGTAACTTTCATTTAATTAAAGATGCTCCTGTCCCAGCGGCTGACTCACTTATTGTTGTTGGTGGAGATCAAAAAGTAGTTATGCAGGCTGGAGATATTCTAAGAGTAACTTCTTCTGCTGCTGTAGACGTTATTCTTTCAGTTCTTGAGGTGAGTTAATGGGTTTACTCGTATCTGGTAAGAATGCTGCTGCATTAAAAACAGCAGAGCGTTCATATTTTACATCAACTGCTGGACAAACAACGTTTACAATACCTGGCGGATATGCTATTGGTGAAGTAGACGTATTTCTAAACGGTATTAGATTAGTTGACGCAGATGACTATTTTGCTATTAATGGTAGCACAATTGTTCTTTCTACTGGTGCAAACTTAGGTGATAGTTTGGTTGTTGTTTGTTACTATCAGTTTCAGGCTACAGGACATTACACTAAATCTGAATCAGACTCAAGATATTTGTCTGCTTCTGCAACAACACCTCTTACAAGTTTTTTAAGAACCCCCAACTATGGCGTTTCATCAACTTCAGATAGTTTATCTGCAGAATTAACTGCAGCTGCAGTCGGCCAGCAGGGTGTTGGTGTTAAAGCATATGGTCGTTCAATGTCGACTGTAGGTGGCGATCTGCATATGATTGCGGACTCTAGAGGCGCTGGTGGTGGCCATAAATTTTATTCTTGGAATGGAACAACATTAACAACAGTAGCAACTATTGATTCTGCTGGTAGAATGACAAGACCTCAAACTCCATGTTTTGATGTTGCTTCTTCAGTTGGTGCTGCAGATGGTAGTGTACAGACTTATAATACAACTTGGTTAAATATTGGAGGATCTTTTTCAAATAATAGATTTACAGCACCTGTAACTGGAAATTATTTGTTTAATGCAGCAACTATTAAAAATAATTCAAACGCTTCGGCTGTTGGACGTTTATATCTTAGAAAAAATGGAACTACTTTATATAACAGTAGACATCTAAGATTATCAGAAGGTTCTAGCTATGGCGATGGTTCTTGTACTTGGATTGTTCAATTGAATGCCAACGATTATGTAGATGTTTTTATGAACGGAAACGCAGGTTCTCATGCATCTGTGGAATATACTTGGTTTAATGGTTTTTTAATAGGATAAATTTATGTCTAAACAATATACAATTACACTTTCTGATGCGGAAAATAAAGCTCTGTCTATAGTATCATTCGACCAAAACGAATGGATTCAAAATGCAGTTCACGAGCGTTGCCGTATTGCTATTGACGAAATCGTTCAAGCTGAAGTTCAGCGTAAACTAGCAGCTGGTGAACCAATTACAGGTTCCAAAGAAGACATTGTTCTTGCAGCTGATGTTGAAACTGCAGCAGAGCGTCAGGCTCGTTTTGAAAAAGAATTAGCTGAACTTCAAGAACAACAAGGATAATTAAATGAGTAACGCTAGATTGTTAGCAAACTTTGGCCCATATGCACAGGCTGTAACTACTATTGCAACAAAAAATGCTGATTTAAAAGCAGGAACCACTGCCTTTTTTGCAATGGGATCTGCACCAAGCGGTTGGATAAAAGCTAATGGTGCTACTTTATCTAGAACCACTTACGCTGATTTATTTGCTGCTATTGGAACTACATATGGTGCAGGTGATGGTTCTACGACCTTTGTAATCCCAGACCTACGTGGAGAATTTATGCGCGCATGGGATGATGGTCGTGGAGCAGACAGCGGCAGAAGTTTTGCCACGGCTCAGGGTATGGATTGGAAAGGTTTTTACGTATCAAATACGGGACAAAATACCTATAACTATTCTCACGGTGAAGTGTATTGGGGTAAAAGCACTACAGGTTATAACGGTAATACTTTTGCAGGTGCTTGGTCTGCACCATCGGCAGCTCTTGGAGCCAAGTGGGATACTTCTGAAATAAGACCAAGAAACGTTTGTTTACTTGCTTGTATCAAATTCTAAGGTGAATATGAAAATTTATAACTATCATTCTGAATCATTTCAATACTTATCAGATTCAAAGGCAGATGAGTCTCCTTTAGAACCTGGTGTTTTTCTTTTTCCAGCAAATTCAACTACTATTGAACCTTTGTCAGATAAAGAAAAACACACTATACACTTTAACCCTGATAATAATACTTGGTACTATAAACAAGTAGTAGAAGAAGTTCAAGAAGAATTTAAACCAACATATGACACATTAAGACGTCTGGAATATCCTAGCGTTGGTGATCAGTTAGACGCACTTTTTAAAGCTGGTTTATTCCCAGAAGATCTTGCAGCTCAAATTCAGGCTGTAAAAGATAAATACCCAAAGACAGAGTAAGAGATAAAATATGCCATTATTAACAGGTACAAACGCTCCAAGATTTTCCCAGTATACTGCAGATCAGTTTACAGGTAATGGATCTCAAACAACTTTCTCACTTTCAAGAACTCCTCCAACACCAGCTTCGCTATTTGTTACTATTGATGGTGTTAAGCAACACAGTTCTACATATTCAATCGGCACTAATCAGATTATCTTTTCTGAAGCGCCACCAGCAGGTTCAGCTATTGAGTGTGTAGCAGTTGGCTCGCAGGGTATTGCTTATGAAGTCGGTGACGGTGCTGTTACCTCTCAAAAATTAGCAGGTGATGCTGTTACTTCTGTTAAAATTGCAGACTCTGCCATTACAACTGCTAAAATTGCAAATGGTTCACTAACAACTGCCAAGTACGATACACTAAATTCCAATGGCACTGGTGGCATTCCAATGCCATCAGGCACAACTGCACAAAGACCAGTAAACCCACCAAACGGTACTGCTCGTTATAATAATGATTTTAAATGCCTTGAGTATTACTATAACACATTCTGGTTGACTGCAGATCCGTCTCAACAACCAACTATGCCTGCAGGCGCTCATATTTGGACTAATAATCAGTCTACTGGATTTGTTTCTGCTATTGGTAAATCATGGGATGCTAAAGGTGAAAGAACTGCCGATGAAGGATGGACAGTTCCAGCTGGCGTATTCTGGATTTTTATTAAAATGTGGGGTGCAGGTGGTGGCGGGGGAGCATATGGTGGATGGCGTCAAGGATCAAACGGTGGTGGTGGCGGATACACGCAAGCATTAGTTCCTGTTGTTCCTGGTGAAACTATTACATTCAGAGTCGCTCAACGAGGTTATTCTCGCTGGGGAGCTAATAGAGCATACCCAGACGGTGGCGGTGCTTCTACTGGTGGGGGCGATAATCAATATGCAGGCTCAGCTGGTGGTTCTACTTCTATAAGAGTTCCAAGCGTATCTTCAGAGTATTGTTTATTTGCAGGCGGTGGCGGTGGCGGTGGTAGCGTAACTGGTTATGCATTTAACTCAGGTGGCGCAGGCGGTGGCATCCAAGGTCAATCTGCAGCATATACCGCATACAATAGTAACGCACATAATGGTAAGGGTGGAACTCAAACTGTTGGTGGTGCCGCTGGAGCTGGTTCTAATACAACTGGCGGTGCTGGTTCATTCAAACAAGGTGGTACTCACCAAAACGGTAACAACTATGGTGGCGGTGGCGGTGGTGGTTGGTATGGTGGCGGTTCTGGAGCTTATGGTAATGGTAACTCTATGGGTGGTGGCGGTGGTGGATCAGGATATGTTCACCCATCTTTACTAGGCATGACTATGACAGGTTCTGGTAATATTCCAGCAAATCATACAGACGTTTTTCTTGGCAGATTCTGTAATGACTGGCAATATGCTCGCGGTGGTGAAGAAGATGGTTATGGTGGTCCAGGTCTTGTTGTTTGGTGGTGGTAAAGGAGAAAATAATGGATATCGTACAATCAATTATGTTTATGATGCCTATGGCAAAATACCACTTTACTGGTGATGTAGTACCAGAGGGTGGTTGGAAATATGAAGATTTAATTTGGGATGATTTATTCTTTCCAAAGCCATCAAAAGAACAACTAGAACAAGCATATGCACTAAGCAATGCCACATACTCAAACCCTCAAGGAGATTATAGAAATCTTCGTAAGGAACACTATCCAACTGCAGAGCAACAGCTAGCATTGATTTATGATATTGGTATTGATGGGTGGAGAGAGTATATCAAAAACGTAAAACAAAATATTCCAAAGCCAGAGGTAAAATAATGCCATTAACAAGAATAACAGGTAATTTATTAAATGATGGTAGCGTCGGTTCTACTAAGATCGCTGACGGTATTATTACTTCTCAAAAAATTGCCGACGGCACAATTAGAGGAACTGACTTAAATTTTCCAGGTGTAACATATCAAATAAGATCTGCATTCTATAATACTCAGTTTTCTATGTCTCCAGGTATAATGTATGATTTAAACGTTACTATATCAATAACACCGACTGTAAATAATAGTAAGTTTTTAATTATGGGTTATGGTCATGCTGATGATAATTCATCAACATCTTGGGGTATTGGTTTAGCTATTATGTGTGACGTTTCAGGTTATGGTAATAGATATTACTCACTTCAGGGCTCACACCATAACTATGTCTCTGGTGCGGCTGATCACTATTTCCACGCAAATATAACAGAAATTGATGACGGTTCTGGTCATGAAGGTGGTAGCATCCCTGTTGTTGCTGGAGTTCCAAGAACATATAGATTATATGGTTGCTGTCATAATGATTCTTGCCGTTGGAACGCTAACAATATTTCACAAAACGCTGCAACTATGTCTAGATCTCCAGGCAGTTCTAACACATATGGAACTAGATTAGTTATTATTGAATTTGCAGGATAAGGTAAAATATGATAAATTTAGAAACAGAAAAACAAAAAGCCCCAACAAGAGTTCTTGAAGATATTGCTAAAGAGAATAATTTAGCAGTAATTGTAATTGGCAATCATAATGATGGTATAACAGAACAAGAATTTAACAAGGTTATCTGGTTTCCTAGAAACAAAGAGTTTGTTTCTTTAAATGAAAAGTCTCTGCCATCGCCAATTTCTTGGATTGCTTATAAGCAAAGACTTGATGAATATCTATTAAAATTAGAATATACTTACAACAGAAAATCAGAATACCCTAGAATTGAAGAACAGTTAGATATTATATTTCATAAAGGTATAGATGTTTGGAAAGAACAAATCCAAGCAGTAAAAGATAAGTACCCGAAACCAGAATAATAAATAGTTCTATTAAAGAACTAGGATAAAAACATGTCAGTTGCAACTAGAGAACAATTAAAACAATACGCACTGCGTGCATTGGGCGCACCTGTTCTGGAAATTAACGTCGACAACGAACAATTAGAAGATCGTTTAGACGAGGCACTAGGATACTGGAATCTGTATCACTATGAAGGTGTAGAACAAATGTATATGAAGCATAGAATTAATGCTTCTGTTTTACATATGACAGGTGCAACTGAAGTTCCTGAATTGTCTATTAAACTACAATCATCTTCTGGCGGTTATGCTGAAGTTGTTCGCCAGTGGAATAAACCTTCTACTACAACTGAAGTTACAGTTAGAAACGTGCAGGGTACTTGGGCAGTTGGAGATACAATTACTGATCCAACTGCTAAAGTCTGGGGAACAGTAGCTGCCCCAGGAATGGTTCTAGGCGAAGTAGATCTTAAATATATTACAACACCAGACTATGTCTATGGTGTCACTAAGATTCTTAATATCGGTCAGGCAAGTTCTTCTAAGAACATTTTTGACTTACAATATCAATTACGTTTAAACGACTTGTATGACTTGACTTCTACAAGTATTGTTTACTACAAGACTGTTATGAGTCACTTAGCCATGCTTGACCTTGAACTAAACGGACATCCTTTATATCGTTTTAACCGTATGCAAAATCGTTTGCATCTTGATGTAAACTGGTCAACTGACGTTATTGTAGGCGATCATATTCTTATTCAAGGTTATCGCGCAGTAGACCCAGCAGAGTTTTCAAAAGTTTGGAATGAAGCATGGTTGAAGCATTATACTACTGCTCTATTCAAACGCCAATGGGCTGTAAATATTAAAAAGTTTTCTGGTTTACAATTGCCAGGTGGTGTTACTCTTGATGGTGATAAACTGTATGTTGAAGCTATGAAAGAGATTGACGACTTAGAAACAGAACTAAGAAATAAATCAGCACCCTTAGAATTCTTTATGGGGTAAGCAATGCCTACAAACCCATATTTTACGCAAGGCACTACCAGAGAGCAAGATCTTATTGAAGATATTATCATTGAATCTTTAAAGATTTATGGTAAAGACTTCTTGTATATTCCACGCTCTAGAGTTTCAACTGACCGTATTTTCGGCGAAGACCGTCTTTCAAAATTTGAACATGCATACCCAATCGAGATGTATTTTGACAATATTGAAAGCCTAGCAGGTCAGGGTGCATTAATTCAAAAGTTTGGTTTCTTAATGGATCAGTCTGCAACTCTAACAGTTGCTCGTAAACGCTGGACTGATTTAATCGGAGTTCACGGTACAACGTATCTACCAAACAGACCAAACGAAGGTGACTTAATTTATTATCCTTTAACTAAAGGTTTGTTTGAAATTAAGTTCGTTAAACACCAAGAACCTTTCTATCAGTTAGGTCGCTTATATACATACAAACTAGACGTTGAACTATTCCAATACAGTAGCGAGAAGATTGATACTGGTATTCCTGAGGTTGATGTATTTGAAGATCTTAAATCATTCGATGTTACAGTTAACCCGCAAGTTGAAGATGCTACTGGTTTTGCCGATAATCAAACATTCAAAGACAAAGCTGTTTCTGAAAATGCTGTGTTTAATGAAAATAATCCTTTTGGAGAAGTTTAATGTTAAACGATAGCGTATTTTATCATGGTGTAGTTAGAAAATGTATTATCGGATTTGGTCGTTTATTTTCAAACATTTACATTGACAGAAATGCAATTGATCCAGTAAATGGTGAGAATATTCAGAGACTACATGTGCCTCTTTCTTACGCACCAAAAGAAAAATGGTTAGTTCGTTTAGATGAAGATCCAACTTTAGAAAATCATACTCTAACATCTCTACCAAGAATGTCTTTTGAAATTATTGCATACACTTACGACTCTCTTCGTAAAGTTAATCGTATGCAGTATATGAAGAACGATTGTGTTTCAACAAATCCAAATTCTTCAGCCTTTGTAAGAACTCCAGTTCCTTATAACATTGATATGTCTCTTTACATTGTTACAAAGACACAAGAAGACGCTTTACAAATAATTGAACAGATCTTACCTTGGTTTACTCCAGAATATACAATGACTATTAATGCTGTAGATGACATGGGCATTAAATTAGATGTACCTGTTGTTTTAAACTCAGTTATTGTTTCTGATGAATTTGAAGGCACATTCCAAGAACGTCGTTTTGTTATTCATACTATTAACTTTCAAATGAAAGCTGCTCTGTTTGGTCCAGTATCTGATCAGAAGATTATTCTTGATAGCCAGGCTAATATGGCAGCCACTGATATCAATAGTCCAGATGGCACATTCAGAGCTACTGGAACTGTTGATGAAAATGGTAATAAGATTATAACATCTGAGAGTTGGATCGACGAACTATAAAATATGGCTGAAATTTATAATAGTAATGTAAATTTGAAAGCAGCTGGTGTATCAGTAGAGTTTACCCCAGATCAAATTCAAGAATACATTAAATGTGCTCAAGACCCAATCTACTTTATTGAAAACTACTGTTACATTGTAACACTAGATCATGGTCTACAGAAGTTTAATCTGTATGACTGCCAGCGTAAAAAGATTGAAATAATCCATAGTAACCGTCGCGTTATTCTTATGGAAGGACGTCAGCAGGGTAAGACTACTACATCTGCTGCGTATATTCTCTGGTACACTTTATTTCAACCAAACAAAAACGTAGCAATCTTGGCTAACAAAGCTGCAGCTGCTCGAGAAGTTCTTGACCGTTACCAAACAATGTATGAGAACTTACCCAAGTGGATGCAACAGGGTGTTACTGGTTGGAACAAAGGTGACATTGAATTAGAAAACGGCTCAAAGGTATTTACTGCTGCCACAGGTAAGTCTGGTATTCGTGGTAAGTCTGTTAACATGTTGTACGTTGACGAAGCTGCGATTATTCCAAACAACGTTGCTGAAGAATTCTTTACTGCGGTTTACCCAACTATTTCTGCAGGTCAAACTACTAAGATTCTTCTATCTTCTACTCCACTAGGTTACAACCACTTTTGGCGCTTCTGGAACGATGCAGAAAAAGGTCGTAACGGATTCGTACCATTATTCATTCCATACTGGGAGATCCCAGGACGCGATGAAGCATGGGCAGAAGAACAGCGCAAGATGCTGGGTGATCTTAAATTTAACCAAGAAGTTTTATGTAACTTCCTGGGTTCAAGTTTAACGCTTATTCGTTCTGACGTTATTGCTAAAATGACAGTAGACGAACCTATCCTAAGTAAGGATGGTTTAGATGTATTTGTTAGACCTCAAAAGAATCATACGTACTGCGGTGTAATTGATATTGCACAGGGGGTTGAAGGCGACTACTCTACAATTCAGGTTATTGATATTACAGAAACTCCTTATAGAATAGTTGCTAAGTATAAGAAGAACGATATTACTCCCTTGCTATTTCCAACTGTAATTTACAAAGTTGCAACAGAGTATAATAATGCATTTATCTTGATCGAGACTAACGTATCTGATCAAGTTGCTCAGATTATGCACCAAGAACTAGAGTATGAAAACATTCTTATGGTGTCTAGAGCAAACGGTGTACAATCTATTGGCGGTGGTTTTGGTGGTTCAAAATCTCAACTAGGTGTCAACACTGACAAACGTATTAAGCGAATTGGGTGCCATAACTTTAAAGCTATGGTTGAAGAGAGTAAACTGTTAATTACAGACCCAGATACTATTTCTGAAATATCTACATTTATTGAAAAACGTGGCTCTTATGAAGCTGACGAAGGATATCATGACGACTTGGTTATGCCTTTAGTTCTATTTGGATGGCTTACAACTCAGAGTTATTTTAAAGAGCTAAATAATATTAACATGCGAAAAATTATGTATGAGAAGCAAATTAAGGCGATCGAAGAAGATTTAACCCCATTCGGGTTCTATGATGACGGTAAACCTGAAGCTGATCCTTTGAACTTTTGAGTGAAAACTTGTAAAAACTAAATAAATTCGTAGACAGTTTTGTCTAGGCAATTTTTATCAAACAAGGAGAACAACAATGCCGTTTCAATTATCTCCAGGCGTTGCAGTCGTAGAAAAAGACTTTACTTCTATCGTTCCTGCCGTGGCCACTTCAATCGGTGCGTTTGCGGGTCAGTTCGACTGGGGTCCAGTTTTGGAACCTATCACAGTTACATCAGAAGACGAATTAGTTCGTCGTTTTGGCACACCAAACAGTAATAACTTTGAATCATGGTTCACAGCTGCTAACTTCCTAGCATATTCAAATAACCTATTACTAGTACGTCAACAAACTACTAACATGAAGAACGCTGTTGTAACTCCAACAGGTTCAGTAGATTCTATTGATGTAGTATCTGGCGGTTATGGTTATAATTCTTTAGAAGCTGCACCAGCAGTTGCGGTTTTTACTGAAGGTCTTATTAAACAAGTTACAGTTACAAACGGTGGTTCTGGTTATACAAACCCACCAGGTGTAGAGATTCTA